CAACCCAATACACAATTCCAAATAGAAAACAATTCTATTATGCAACGGTTCCTACTTGGAATGGAAACCAAAAAGGGTTTGATGTCTACACAATTCCACAACCTGTTCCTGTTGATTTGAATTTTCAGGTAAAAATTATGTGTAACAGAATGAGAGAGTTGAATACATTTAACAAAAATGTTCTTCAAACTTTTTCATCTCGTCAGGCATATACTTTTATTAAAGGTCAGTATGTACCAATCATTATGAATAACATAAGTGATGAATCTGTGACTGAAGTTGAAAAAAGACAATATTATATTCAAAGTTACGACTTCACTATGTTGGGATACTTGATTGATGAAGAAGAATTTCAAGTTAAACCTGCGGTGGCTCGTGTCGTTCAGTTATTTGAGACAGATGTTAATGTTGCTAAGGGTAGAAGAGCCGAAATATATCCACCAAATCCTAATGAATTTGAATACCGTTTATTCTATACTTCAGGTAATACAACTTTAATTGATAACCAAGTTGATTACAGGATTAATTTAAGTTTAGTATCAACAAACAACATAGATAGTTGGGATGTAATAATTAATGGAGATTTTTATGGTAGCGATTTGGACACCATCCAATTGAATACTGGTGACATTTTACAAGTTGATATTACCAAAGAAAATGTGGGTGAAGAGGCGTTGATTTTGTATAACGCCAAGTTAGTTTAATCTTCTCCGTAAATGTCTTTTTCAGTTGGCAATTGTCGTAGATGAGTTTTTCTACAAACTTGTGAATTTTTAAACCTTTGTCCTCACAATACTTTTTTAAGACAGTATGTGCCTTTTCTGATATTTTTAGGTTCTTGATATTGTTATCGTTAGTTTTCATTGAGTATGAAAAAAGGTAGAAAAAAATCTGCCAGTTTATTAATACATATTTAAAAGTCAAGTTTTTTGTATTTGAAATGAATATTTATGTATAAAATAAAACCGCACAAGAAAAAATTAATCAATGGCAACAGCACAAGCTAATCAGAAAGTATTTGTATCTCCTGGTGTTTACACATCGGAAACCGATTTGTCTTTCGTGGCTCAAAGCGTAGGTGTAACTACTTTGGGTCTAGTTGGTGAAACATTAAAGGGTCCAGCATTTGAACCTATCTTTATAACCAACTTTGACGAATTTCAAACATTCTTCGGAGGTACCGTTCCTGAAAAATTCATTGGAACGCAAATCCCTAAATATGAAGCCGCATATATTGCAAAGGCATATCTACAACAATCTAACCAATTATTCGTAACAAGAGTTCTTGGTTTATCAGGTTATGATGCGGGTCCTTCTTGGTCTATTAGAGTGACCGCTAACGTAGACGGTACAACAATCGGAGTAGATACGGATGTTGCAGCATTAGACTTTACCGCAGTTGTTACTGGTAATACAGGTGTAAGTAATGTCTTGGACTTTACAACCCCACTACCTGACGTTATCGCTAACAACCTCAATATTCAATATTTGTTAAACAATGGTTCAACAAGTACCTATAACAAAGACATCTTTAGTTTTATTTTAGATGTATCAGGTAACACAAGTGTTACAGGTTCTACATTAAATGTTTACGGTTCAATTCCTGAAACGGAATACAACGATTTGTCAGCTCAATACACAACTTTGGATAACTTATTCAGTGTTGACAGTATGAATTTAGCATTTAATGATTTAACAGATTCTGTTAATGACCCTTGGTATTATGCAAATTTCACAAATTATTCTAATAATAGTTACTCAGGTTTTTCTTGGGATTATGCGGTTACCGATTTCACAACAGGTGGAACAGGAAATTTTGAAGCAACTTTATCAGGAACAGTTTATTACTACAGTGGAACTGCTTACACAGAATACAATAACTTAGTTGTTGCAACTCTTCGTTCAAGAGGTATTTCGGTATATGATGCAAACAATCACGGTCCTGTTTATCAAGTAACAGGATTGACTGATTTGGATATGATTTGTACAGGAGCATATTCAGGTGTTACAAATAGTCCATTCTCAACCTTCTTGTTGAGCGGTATCACTTACGAAAACAAAACATTCCAATTTGAAACTTCATTTGGAAGTGTTGATGCTAACTACATCACTAAAGTTCTCGGCATTACTAACTTCTCAAAATCAAGAACTGAGGTTCCTATTTATGTTGAAGAATCATATCCAGGTTTATTAAACTACGCTTACAACAAAGGTTATATTAAAGGATTAAATTGTGAGTTAATTGCATTACCTGAAGCGAGAGATAAAACTTCAACAACTTCAATCGCTTGGTTCTTGGACAAATACCAAACACCAAAGACTCCATTTGTTGTATCTGAATTAAGAGGTAACAAAGTTTATAACTTGTTTAGATTTGTTTCAATTTCAGATGGTAATTCTGCAAACACAGAAGTTAAAATCTCAATTGCAAACATTTCGTTCTCAAATCAAACTTTTGATGTTTTGGTTAGAGATTTCTTTGATACGGATGCAAATCCTGTTGTTTATGAAAAATACACAAACTGTACTATGGACCCGGGTTCTAACAGTTTTGTTGCTAAAAAGATTGGTTCTTCTAATGGTGAGTATCCATTAGTATCTGCGTTCATTATGATTGAACTTTCTGATGAAGCACCGATAGATGCATTACCTTGTGGTTTCCGTGGATTTGAAGAAAGAGTATATGACAGTGTATCAAACCCTTCACCATTCCCTGTAATCAAAAACAAATACTTCTTCCCAGGTGAAACAATCTTTGACCCCCCATTTGGAAGTACTTACGGTGGAACAAACATTGTATCTTCAAGTGGTGATGTCGTAAGAAGAACTTACCTTGGTATGTCTTCACAATTTGGTGTTGACTCTGACTTATTACAATATAAAGGTAGACAAAATCCTGTAGTAGGTTGGGATACCGCAACTGAATCAACTCCATGGAACTACCAAACTCAAGGTTTCCACATGGACTCAGGAGCAACTGTTGTTACAATCAGTAACTCACAAGTTACAAGTGGTACACCAGCGTTTGTTTGTGGTGTTGCAAGTTTTGATGGGGAACCAACAACTCAAGACAACCCATACTACTTCTTATACTCAAGAAAATATACATTCTGTTTCCAAGGTGGATTTGACGGATGGGATATCTACAGAGAGTTTAGAACTAACCAAGACAGATTTATGTTGGGTGCATCAGGATACTTACAAGGTTCTACACCTACTCAAAGATATCCAACAGCAAATGGTGACGGTACATTTAAGAGAATCGTTGTGGCAAACAATACACAAGATTTTGCTAACACCGACTACTACGCTTACTTACTTGGTATCTTGTCATTCAATAACCCTGAATCAACAAACATCAACGTATTCGCAACTTCAAGTATTGACTACGTAAACAACTCTAACTTGTGTGAAACCGCAATTGGAATGGTTGAAAATGAAAGAGCTGACTCGGTTTATATCGTAACAACTCCTGACTACAACATGTATACTCCTGATGGTGGTTCTCAATATGAAATTATCTACCCACAAGAAGCAGTTGACAATTTGGATGATACAGGAATTGATTCATCTTACACAGCAACTTACTACCCATGGATTTTGGAAAGAGATACTGTTAACAACACTCAAATCTACTTACCACCAACAGGTCAAGTTTGTAGAAACTTAGCGTTGACTGATAACATTTCATTCCCATGGTTCGCATCAGCGGGTTACACAAGAGGTCTTGTTAACTCAGTTAAGGCGAGATTGAAACTTACACAAGAAGATAGAGATACCTTGTATCAAGGTCGTATCAACCCAATCGCAACCTTCTCTGATGTTGGAACTGTAATTTGGGGTAACAAAACTCTTCAAGTTAAAGATTCTGCACTTAACAGATTGAACGTAAGAAGATTGTTGTTACAAGCTCGTAAGTTGATTTCAGCGGTGGCAGTTAGATTGTTGTTTGAACAAAATGACGAAATCGTAAGACAACAGTTCTTGGATTCGGTTAACCCAATCCTTGACGCAATCAGAAGAGACAGAGGTCTTTATGACTTCCGTGTAACAGTAAGTTCTTCACCTGAAGATTTGGATAGAAACACATTAACAGGTAAGATTTACTTAAAACCTACGAAAGCTCTTGAATTCATCGATATTGAATTCTTCATCACTCCAAGTGGGGCTTCGTTTGAAAATATCTAATAAAAATCAAAGTGGGGATTCGTCCCCACTTTTTAGCCGTTTATAAATAATGAATAGAATTAAAGAAGGTTTTGAAGGTAAGGCACCAGATTTAAAATACTATGCCTTTGATTGGGATGACAACATTGTTCACATGCCAACCAAGATAGTTTTGGAAGATACTTCCGGTGACGAGGTAGAAATGTCAACTGAAGACTTTGCAACTTTTAGAGAGAAAATTGGGAAAGAACCGTTTGATTATATGGGTAGAACTATCAAAGGTTATGCAGAAAAACCATTCAGAAATTTTAAAGTGGAAGGTGACAAACAATTTTTGATAGACGCGATGAGAGCTAAACCAGGTCCGGCTTGGGATGATTTTAAAGAAGCAATCAATAACGGTTCCATTTTTGCGATAATCACAGCGAGGGGTCACAACCCAAAAACCATCAAAGAGGGTGTATACAATTATATCATTAACAACTATGAGGGTATTGATAAAAAAGAGTTATTAAAAAACTTAAAAAAATATCGTGATTTTGTGGGTGAAGAAGAAATGACGGATGAAGAATTAATTCGTTCTTACTTAGAACTCAACAAATATAATCCGGTAAGTTTCGGTGAGGGTTCAGCGGCAAACCCTGAAGAACTTAAGGTAACTGCTATGGAAGATTTTGTAAGATATGTGAAGTCCATGGCGGCACTTTTACAAAAAAGTGCTATACTTAAAAAAGATATTGCCAATAAATTTTCTCCTAGAATGCCTTTAATAGGTTTTTCAGATGATGATATTAAGAATGTAGATGTAATGAAGAAACATTTTGATAAAATCAAAGAACCAATTAAAGTATATTCTACTAAAGGAGGAATTAAAAAAGAATACTAGAACTGGACCTAGTGAAGATATAGTTTTTCCAAAAACAAAGTAAAGAGAAAAATTTTCACACAGGTAGTATTTATAATAAAAGATAAAAAATTTAAAGAAATTAAAACAACATGGCTGATTTATTAATGAAAATGCCCATACCTTACGAACCAAAGCGTCAAAACCGCTTTATCCTAAGGTTTCCTTCTTCGTTAGGTATTAACGAATGGTTTGTAGAATCAACAAAACGTCCATCAATCAAAATTAATCCAACTGAGATTCAATTTTTGAACACATCAACATTTGTGGCGGGTAGATTTAATTGGGATGAAATTCCGGTTACTTTCCGTGACCCAATCGGTCCATCTGCGGCTCAAGCTCTTATGGAGTGGGTTCGTTTACACGCAGAATCAGTGACAGGTCGTATGGGTTACGCTGCGGGTTATAAAAAAGACATTGACCTTGAAATGTTAGACCCAACAGGTGTTGTTGTTGAGAAATGGATTTTGTACGGAACATTCCTAACAAATGTGGATTTCCAAACACTTAACTATTCTCAAGATGGTTTAGCAACAATTTCTTGTAGTTTAAGACCTGACCGTTGTGTTTTAATTTACTAATTTCTATTTATTTACTTTTTTAAATCAGTATATTTAACCGTAGAGCCAAACTCTACGGTTTTTTTATTATGGAAGATACAACACAATACGGACAAGAAAATTTCTCAATGCCACATGACGTGGTTCAATTACCTTCAAGAGGTATTTTTTATAAAAACAAAAAAAGTTCTGTTAAGGTAGGATACCTAACAGCTGCGGATGAAAACATCCTGATGGGAAGAAGTGACGATGTCACCATGCAACTTCTTAGAAATAAATTGTACGAACCGGGTATGAGACCTGAAGAGTTATTAGAAGGTGATATTGAAGCGATTTTAATATTCTTAAGAAACACATCTTTTGGTCCTGAAATGGAAATGACTTTGAAAGACCCTGTTACGGGTAATGATTTCAAAACCCAAGTTTTATTGGACGAGTTAAATATTAATAAAGGTATTGAACCTGACACTGATGGTACATTTTCAACTATCTTACCCGTATCAGGTGCTCAAGTTAAATTGAGACCACTTACATATGGTGATAGTTTAGAACTTAGAAAAGTATTTGAATCGTACCCACAAGGTAGGGTTGTTCCGAGAGTTACTATGAGATTAGTAAAAGAAATTCAAAGTGTTAACGGAAACACTGATAAGGGTGAAATTTCAAAATTTGTGGAGCAGATGCCAATCGCTGACTCTAAATTCATTAAAAAATTTATGAATGAAAATGAACCAAGATTGGATATGGAAAGAATTGTTATGACCCCGTCAGGAGAAAGACTCACAGTGAATGTTGGGTTTGGGGTCGAGTTTTTTCGTCCTTTCTTCTGAATATAGAAAATCTCAAATAGACGAATTTTACTATTTGAAAACATTACTTGGTATGACGTACCAAGAATTTATGGTTATGCCTATCTTCATTAGGAAATATCTTTTGAATAAATGGATTGAAGATAAATCTCAAAAATAACAAAAGAATCTA